AGGTACACATAATGTTGCGATAGGAACAAATGCAATGGCAGCTTCTACAGGAGCTGTTAATCATTGTGTAGCAGTAGGAGAAGGTGCATTAGCAGGAAGTTTAGTGGCTACTGGGGATAACCCAAGTGGAGCAGTAGCTATAGGTTATCAATCTGGTGTTGCTTTAGCATCAGCTATAGGTTTTACTGGATTAGGTTATCAAGCTGGTTATAATAATAATGGAGCTGATAAAGCAACTTACGTTGGATATCACGCTGGTTTTCATGGTACTTTTAATCATAATAACACTTATGTAGGATATAAGACAGGATATGGTGCAAGTGGTGGTGGTGAAGCTAATAGTGGACTTGGAGTAGAAGCCTTAACTAATGTAAATGGTGCAGTTGGTAATGTTGCTTTAGGATGGAAAGCTGGTAATATAATCACAAGCGGAGACTATAATACATTAATCGGATATGATGCCGATGTGGATGCAGCTACTGATTCTTATCAAGTAAAAATTGGTTCTCACGGAATTATAAAATATAAAACTGCTAGAGTAACATTAGATAATTCATATACAGGAACACCAGCAGATGGTGATGCAGCTCACACAAATGCTTTATTTAATATTCCATCGTATTCTTATATTCAAAAAATAACTGTTAAAGTGATAACATTGAGTGCAAATTCAGATGCTTCTTTTCATATTTGTAGGTCAGCAACTCTTAATACTGCTAGTGGAACTGCATTAGGTACACCTGTTGAGATATTGGGAGCAGATGGTTCTACAAGCAACTGGGTATTAAGAAGTTCAGGTGCTCAAACTGCAGCATCTAATATTGACGCTGGTTCAGGAGGGGTAGTTAATTCAACTTGGATTTCTATTAATAAACACGCAAATAGTTCGTTGGGATGGATTCCAGATGCAAATAGTGGGACAGGACATGGAATTTATGTAACACACTCAGGTGCTAATACTGCTAGTGATGGTGGTGCAGATGCGGTGCTTGATATAATGGTAGAATATTATTAAAAATTTTTAACTAACAAACAAAGGAGCTAAATAATGGCTAAAAAAGAAAAAGAACAAAAGCCTGTTTTAACTTTCGATGACAAAGAGTACGTAATCGAGGATATGACAGATGAACAAAAAGCACTTCTTAACCACATTAATGACTTACAGAATAAGATGAACTCTATGCAGTTTAACTTAGACCAAGTAAGTGTTGGTAAGGATGCGTTCATAAGTAAACTTCGAGAAGCTCTTGAAGAAAAACCTGAAGCAGAGGAATCTGAAGAGTAGGTTATGATTATAAGGAAGTGTAGTCAAGGTCATCGAATTAGGTTACATCGTAACACGACTCCTAATGCTGTACGTACTAAAACGTATGCTGATGGGACTGTCGAGACTTTGACTTACCCTTCTAGTGGCTATGATTACTTTGTTGAGATTGATGGTGAGGTTGTAAAGCGTTCTGATAGTTTTAAAAATATAGAGGAATACTACGTATCTAAATGTGAAGATAATTGCGAATATAGTCACGGAAGAATAATAGTAGGTAAACATCAAATAATAGGTGGTATTGCTACATTACAATCTGAGTTTCCTGATGAATCAAATACTAAAGCAGAAATAAAAGCGTGGTACGATATGAGAAGTATTACGTATAGTGATAGCGAAACTAAAGCAGAATTGTTATCAAGAATTGTAGAAAACTTTGGTGCAAAACATATAAAGAAATGACATTAGCAGAAATATATAGCAAACAAAATAATCTTGAAAAAAAAGAAGAACAACCTTCTTCTAAAAAAGAATTGGTTATACATATGCCAGAAGTAGCAATGCTTATTAAACATTTAGATTTATTATATACTAAAATGTTAATGCAAGATGAAAACAAAGAAGTTAGTTGGTTTAATAATGGACAAGGAATTAAACAATCAGAAAGTGTTAATTAAATGAAAAATCCTTTAGCAACATTTTATTCATGGCAAGTTAGTTCAGGAGCATTAGATGGGTGGACATCCTATCATTTAGCAGCTGGATTATTTATAGCAAAAGTAGCACAATGGTTGGGTGCATCAGATTTATGGGCGGTCTTATGGGTACTTATAATAGGTATAGCATGGGAAATATTTGAAGTGTACGTTGAAGGTACAGAAGAAACGTATGGTACTAAACAAAGATGGGCAATTAATACTGCATCAGATATATTTGTTGAGGTAGCAGCTGCTTGGTGGATGGTATTGTGAACGAAGATCTAAAAGACTATATATCTATAATAGTATTCTTAATAGTTGTTCTTGGTGGATTAGTGCTTATTGGGAGTTGTGATGGTGGTTGGTCAATAGCTGGATATGAGGTATGAGCGATGAAAAGACGTACAGGTCAGTTGGTATGGCAAAGATTGATGATAACTTTCGTATCAGTCTTAACATTAAGTGGCTTGGTCAAATTATTGTTGGAGTTGGCATCCTTGTTATGGGATACCTACGTATTGAAAACAGGATTGGAGAACTTGAGCGAAGAGTTGAACTTGCTGATACCAACATTGAAGACCTTGTAAGTAAGCACATAGAAGAAGAAGATAAAAAAATAACACAAATGCAAGAACAGTTAGAATGGTATCAAACAGAATTAAATTTAAACCCTTTAAGTTGGGGAAAGAAAAAAAGAAAACGAAAATAGTTTTGACAGAAGATGATTTTAATCATAACTATTTTATAAATCGTGAAGTGCGGAGAAAAAGATAATGGAATTTATGGAGATTTACGCAGAAGGGGGTATGATCGCTGTCGTAGGGGCTTTGCTAGTGTATATGGTATTCTCTATGAACAAAAGAGGGTCTGTGCAGGAAGAAAATTTAAACGACCTGAAGACAGAGAATAGAGGTCAGAGTGAAACACTTGAAAACATGGAAGGTATGGTTATTAAGCTTATTAACCGCTGGAATCAGAGTGACGACAAGCTTGACAGGAAGTTTGATTCAATTACGAAGGAAATTAATGATTTGGACAATCAAGTATCGGAAATAAAAGGTATTATAAGTAGATTAAATGGAAAGCACTAGGAGATAATATGCCAAAAAAGAAAGATTCAAGATTAGCTAGAGCAGGAGTATCTGGATTTAATAAACCTAAGCGTACTCCAAATCACCCTAAGAAATCGCATGTGGTGGTAGCTAAAGTTGGTACAAAAATAAAAACAATACGTTTTGGACAACAAGGTGTGAAAACAGCAGGTAAGCCAAAAGCTGGTGAATCGGCTAAACAGAAAGCAAGGCGTAAGTCATTTAAAGCACGTCATGGTAAAAATATTGCTAAAGGTAAAATGTCAGCTGCTTATTGGGCAGATAAAGTAAAGTGGTAAAATAAAAGGAGTATAATATGCCAAGAGGAAAAGGAACATACGGTTCAAAAAAAGGTAGACCGCCAATGAAATCAAAAGCGATGAGTTCAAAAGCACCTAAATCAGTTAAAGGTATTTCTATGAATGGATTGACTGCTAGGCAGGCAAACGCAATGAAAAAACATTCTAAACATCACACAGCTAAACATATAAAAGAAATGGCTGTAGCAATGAAAAAAGGTAAAACTTTTGGTCAGTCTCATAAAATGGCTCAGAAAAAAGTTGGAAAGTAATGGCTAGAAAAGTTAGTTGGATGTGGGGCGGTAAAAAACACTACGGCACATTGATAAGAGAAACTAAAACGCATAAGTTTGCTAGAACTAAAAACGGTAAATTAAAAAAGATAAAAAAATAATGGCTACTAAATCTGCAAAGAAAACAAACGAAAAGATGTGGAAACGCATTGTATCATCTGTTAAGTCTGGCAGTGCTGGGGGTAGACCCGGACAATGGTCTGCTCGTAAAGCTCAGATCGCTACAAAGCGTTATAAGAAAAAAGGTGGTGGGTACAAAGGTGCTAAATCATCAAGTAATAGTTTATCTAAATGGTCAAAACAGAAATGGGATTATGTCAGTAAAGGAGATGAAAAAAAGCCAAGAGCTAAGAGGGGGCGTTATTTACCTGAATCAGTTAGGAAAAGTCTCAGTGCCTCTGAGCGTGCGGCTACCAATAGGAAGAAGAGACAAGCTTCTGCCAAGGGTAAGCAAAAAGCTAA